AAATGAGTTTTAACAGTTTTCAGTCAGCCTTATCGCACACCCCTGACTGGGATAGCCGTGTGGCGGTGCAAGCCGCCATTACGGTGTAGGACTAACTATGCAAGATATTTTTGATTTAACTTCACCTTTAACCATGAGTAATGGCGGGGACATAAGCAAAATTAAAGTTCCAAAGGGGAACGTGAAATTAGCAGATGCCACAGGATCGCTTGCAACTAGCGTGGATGCAATAGGTAGTGGAGATTTAGTTAGAGACACCACAAGAATTAGAAATCTTTTAAATGGTAGTAAAGTAACAAGAAGCTTTGGATATGATGAAGTTTTTGAAGTATTTAAAGATGCAAAATCTGGAATCAACAAAGCTCAAATAGAATCATTTAAAGACGTTCCTAAAGTTGAAAACTTTATAAAAGACGGAGTTTTAGACTCTGATAAATATAATAAAGCTATGAAGAAGTTCAATAAGGACGTCATTAGCAAACTAGATAAAAAAGCTCTTGAAGTTTTAAGAAGTTCTGGTTACTTAGCAGATTATGCACAAGACTCTAGAATATCTATTTTAGAAAAAGGATTAAAATTTGGAAAAGATGGTAAAGTTTTAAGAGACGCTAATGGAAAACCCATTATTAAAAAAGGATATGGAAAAGTAATTTCTATTAATCCTAAAAATGGATTACCTGTAATAAGTAAAGCTTTTGAGAGTCAGTATTTAGCAGACAATTTTGATTTTGTTTTTGCATCACCAGGCTCTGCAAAGGGTGTAAAAACTAAAAATTTTCAAAGTAAAGTATTTACAGACATACAAAAATGGGGAAAGAAAAATTTAAATAAAGCAAAACAACTTACGTTAGACATTGCTTTAGCACAAATAAATAGGTTACCAGGAAAACAGAAAGTTGCAGCACTAACTGCTCTGCTTTCCACTATTGCAACAAAAGGTTTTGCAAAAGCAATGCCTGTTGTAGGTCCTATGAGCACTGCAGCTGACATAGCGACTTTAACAAAAACATTTGGACCAGACATAGTAGAAGGTATACAAAGTGGTCTAGATACTGTAACAGAACCTGTTACAAGTAAAATAGCAGAAGCACAAAGCATGTTTGAAAACATGCTTAAATCAAAAATGAACCAAGGAGGCATGATGGATATAAACTACATGACAAGGCCATTAGGCTATAAAGACGGAACCCGTGGAGGATCCACAGTGGGTGACTTAGAAAAACTAACTAATTCTACTAGAGCAAACATACAAGACGTTATTGCAAAAAATGTAAAAGGCCAATTAAATGAAGCAGAGTTGAAAGCGATATCAGATTCGATACCAGATACATTAGAATTATTAAAACTTGGACCACCACCTGTAGGATCTATGGCTAGAGTTACAGATCTACTAAAGACGGTAAGTGATACGTTTGGTCAATTAAACGAAAAAGAAAAAGAAATGATTAAGGGCGAATCTCAAGACCCAAGTGTAACAGCAATAGATACTTTAAGAAGCCTTGCAGCTTCAGAGGTATACAACTCAATGATGAACAGAGAGGGCGTTGACTCCACTAAAATTGCAGGTGCTTTTTTAAGAAGACAAGGCATACCAACAAATGATCAATCAATGGGTGCTATCATTAATCTTTTAGACTCTCAAATCATTCCACAGGAACAATTAAAATTAATGAAAGAAGGTCAGTCCACTTTAGAAAAAGGAATGGATATGGGTGCTAGAGGGATAGAGAGCTTGCTAGATATGTTAGGTATTTCTGAATCTACAAAGTTTAGAGACATGGACAGGAACATCTTGAAAGAATTAAAAGATTTAAGAACCAATTAGTAACATGGCTATTGAAAAAAATAATCCAGACGATCAGATTGATATTAAAATAGAACCTGATTCAGCACAAGAAATACAACAACCTTTAATGGAAGGTGATGCGATGATCTTGGGCGACGGTTCAGCGATCGTTAACCCTGCAGAAGATACCTCGGAACAAGGAGCATTCAACGCAAACCTTGCAGAGTTAATAACTGAAGACGAGTTAGAATCTTTAGCTGCAGGACTCATGAGTGATTATGAGTATGATAAAGATGCCAGAGCAGATTGGTTAAAATCATACACAGACGGATTAGACTTACTAGGATTTACTTACGAAGACAGATCAAAACCTTTTGCAGGTGCCAGTGGTGTAACACACCCTTTACTTGCAGAAACAGTAACACAATTTCAAGCACAAGCTTATAAAGAATTATTACCACCCGAGGGTCCTGTTAGAACACAGATCGTGGGTGAGATAACTCCACAAGTAGAAGAACAAGCACAACGTGTTAAGGAGTTTATGAACTATCAATTATCTTATGAGATGGAAGAGTATGATCAAGAATTAGATCAGATGTTATTTCATTTACCACTAGCAGGTAGTTCATTTAAAAAAGTTTATTATGATGCCGTAAGAGGTAGAGCAGTATCAAAATTTGTACCAGCAGAGGATGTTGTGATTCCTTATAACACAACCGACATGGAATCTTGTGAAAGAATAACCCACATCGTTAAAATTATGGGTAATGAACTTCGAAAAAAACAAGTTGGAGGAATGTATCGCGACATAGATATTTCTGCTAATCCCACAGATAAAAATGAAGCAGCTCAAAAATATGATGAGTTAGACGGAGTACAAGAAACATACAACGCAGAGGATATAGTTTTATTAGAGTTCCATTGCGATTTAGACATACCAGGTTTCGAAGATAAGAACGCGACAACAGGAGAACCAACTGGTATTAAATTACCTTATGTGGTTACTGTTGATGAGGGTTCTGGAAAAGTATTATCTATCTATCGCAACTATGCAGAGGGAGACTTACTACGAAAAAAGATTCAATACTTTGTTCATTATAAGTTTTTGCCTGGCCTTGGCTTTTATGGTTTTGGTCTTATACACATGTTGGGTGGGTTATCAAGAACTGCTACCTCAGCACTAAGACAACTCATTGATGCAGGTACATTAGCTAATTTACCAGCAGGATTTAAAGCAAGAGGATTGCGAGTCAGAGATGATGATGAACCTCTACAACCAGGAGAGTTTAGGGATGTCGATGCACCAGGAGGTGCAATCCGTGAATCCTTGATGTTGATTCCTTACAAGGAACCAAGTCAAACTCTTTTTGCTTTATTAGGATTTGTAGTAGACGCAGGTAGAAGATTTGCATCCATAGCAGATAATAAAATGGGTGAGGGTTCACAAGCTAATCCAGTCGGAACAACAATGGCCATTATGGAACGCGGCACGAAAGTGATGAACGCTATACATAAAAGATTACATTACGCACAAAAGGTTGAATTTAAATTATTATCTAGAGTATTTGCAGAGAGCCTACCTCCTGAGTATCCTTATGCTATACGTGGTGGCAACAGAGTTATTAAGCAACAAGATTTTGACCAACGTATTGACATACTCCCAGTATCTGATCCAAACATTTTTTCTATGGCGCAGCGTGTTACTTTAGCACAAACACAATTACAAATGGCGTCGTCCAACCCACAAATGCACAACCTACATGAAGCATACAGAAGAATGTATGAAGCATTAGGGGTGAGGGACATAGATATGCTTTTACCTCCTCCTCAGCAACCTCAACCTGAAGATCCTGGAATGGAAAACGCTAAGTCTTTACAGATGTTAGCGTTAAAAGCTTTTCCAGGTCAAGCACATCAAGCACATATAGAAGCTCATAGAGCTTTCATGAGTTCTTTTTTAGTAGCAAATAACCCACCTACCATGGGTATATTGCAAGCACACATCTCTGAACATGTTGCATTATTAGCTAGAGAAGAAATAACAAAGAAAAATGCTCCAATTATTGAGCAAGAAGCACAAAAAATGGGTGGTATGTTACCTCCAGAGCTCTTACAACAATTTCAACAACAAAATGAAACTGAAATTGCACAAAGAATTACTGAATTAACTAATGAATTAGTAAATGAAGAGCAGGAAATGATGAATAAAGATGAAAAAGACCCATTAATTAACTTAAAACAACAAGAATTAATGCTTCGAGCACAAGAAATTAAGCAAAATAGAGATTTAGCAGAGCAAAGACTAGATTTAGACTTAGAAAAACTAAATTTTGAAGGTAAAAAGTTAGATCAAAAAGATAATATTGATAAAGAACGTATACAAAGTCAAGAAGACATAGCAGATTTACGTGCAGAGGTGTCTTTAGCATCGAAAAGAGGTCAATAATGGCAAACGGTAAGTTATCAGCAGATATAATTAAAAGATTAAAAAGAAAATATAGAAGACCCAAAGGAACAAGAGTAGGAGACCCAAGAAAAATATCGCAAATGTTGAAAAAGGGTGCTAAGATGCCTACATATTTAGCAAGCAAGGGTGGACATGTTACAAAAAAAAGAAAAACAAAGGGAAAAAAAGCTTAGTCCAAAAGAAATTTTGGATGATGCTTTTGATTTTGCTACTAAGTATCCTAACGACCCAATGGCTGTTAGTGCTTCGCTCATGGTTGTTGCAAAAACAATTTATTTAAACTTATTAGGTCCAGAACAAACTCAAATTATGATGGATGCCTTTGCAAACGGCATAGATAATTATGAGGTCAAAAAAATAACTTTACATTAATGACTATTTGTAAAAATTGCGGGCATGATTGCCATCACAGTAACGGTGGATCTTGTCATTGCGGTTGTGCTAACTGCGTACATGATGTACAAGAGGCAATAGACAAACTTAATAAAGTTTTGACAATAAATGGGGATGTTGAACTAGAGGTTGAGTTCTTCCCTGATTTTAATCTAACGGAGCATTAAGGAGGTTAATATGAAATTATTAAAAGACACATGGCAATGGATTAAAGAATGGAACGAATGGGGTATGAAAGACTGGATTAAAGCTGGTGTGATTGCTGCAATCGCCATTGCCGTAATATCAGGAATGGCTGGCTAATGCTAAATTTATTAGTAAAGCCTCTACTTGGCGTCGTCGCTGACGGCGTCAAGGGTTTTGTAGAGACAAAGAAAGCAAAACAAGAATTAGCTGTTACTGAAATTAAAGCAGCTAAAGCTATTAAAGAACAACAAATCGCAGGAAAAATTAGCTGGGAGGCTTCAGCGGTCGATCAGATGAAAGGGTCCTGGAAAGACGAACTAATTTTAATATGTCTGTTGGTTCCAGCGGTAGCAGTCTTCATCCCTGGATGGACGCCACACATTAAAGCTGGATTTGAAGCCTTACACTCACTCCCTGATTATTATAAGCATCTCTTGTATATCGCCTGCAGCGCGAGCTTTGGCATCAAGGGAGCAAAAGGTGCGATGGGACTTATAACAAAAAAGAAATAAAGAATGGATGTAATACACCTTGTAGATAGAATCTACAAAATAATTAGGACTAGACAAAATCAAATAACTCAGCTAGTAATTAGTAATCAAGTTAAAGATTGGAATGAGTATCAAAATCATTTAGGTCAACTTGATACACTAAATTACATAGAACAGGAACTCACGGACCTGCTAAAAAAGAAACAGGAGCAAAATGAGTAATTTAATTTTACCAATGCACGTTGCAAAAGCCGTGCAAAAAAAGAAAAAAGAAAAAGAAGAAGAAAAAAAAGAATCATCTAAATTACCCGAACCAACAGGTTGGCGCATTTTAGTATTACCACATAAGGGTAAAGGCAAGACTAAAGGCGGAGTCTATCTCTCAGATAAAACTATACAAGAAACTCAAATTGCAACTAACGTTGGATTAGTTTTAAAAGTTGGTCCTGATGCTTATAACGATAAAGATCGTTTTCCAAATGGTCCATGGTGTCAAGAGAAAGATTGGGTTGTTTTTGCCAGATACGCTGGTTCACGTTTAAATATTGAAGGCGGAGAACTACGCATACTTAATGATGATGAAATACTAGGGACAGTAGAAGATCCAGAAAGTATCTTATCACCAGTAACACATTAAACATGGAGATATAACCATGCCCGAAGCAGCAAAAGTAGAATCGTTAAAAGAAGATGCACTGATGGTTGATTTAGATACATCAGGTAAATCTGTTGACGTTGAATTAAAACCTACGAAAAAAGAAGAAACGGAAACTGAAGTTGTAGAAGAAAAAAGTACAACTGAAGAAACAAAAGAAACAAAAAAAGATGAACGAGAAGAGTATAGTGAAGGTGTCAAGAAAAGAATTGATAAACTAACTTACAAAATTCGTGAAGCAGAACGCAGAGAAAAAGAAGCTTTAAGTTTTGCAGAACAAGTTAAAAAAGAAAAGGACGAGTTACAAGGTAAGTTTGATAAATTAGACGATGGCTATGTTAATGAGTTCACAGGTCGCGTAAAATCTGAAATAGAATCTGCAAAGATAGCACTTAAAAATGCTATGGCTGCTGGAGATGTTGATGCTCAGGTAGCTGCTAATCAAGCTATTGCAAGATTAGCGATTGAAGAGGAAAGAATAAAAGCGACAGAAGATCAAAGAAAAAAATACGAAGAATCACTAAAAAATACTGGACAAATAGGAGACCAGCCTGTACAAAATAATGTAACGGCCCCTACCAGACCAGATCCTAAAGCGGAAGCTTGGGCTGAAAAAAATGAGTGGTTCGGTAAGGATGAAGCTATGACGTACGCTTCTTTTGGTATTCACAAGAAACTTGTGGAAGAAGAAGGGTATGATCCTACCTCTGATGATTATTATGATGAGATAGATAATAGACTTCGAAAAGAATTTCCTCATAAATTTAAAGATGGGGGAGAGGTTCAAGAAGGCAAACAACCCGTTCAGACCGTTGCCTCTGCAAATAGAACCACAAGGTCTGGACGCAAAACAGTGAGGCTCACACCATCACAAGTAGCGATAGCTAAAAAATTAGGTGTGCCACTTGAAGAATATGCGAAATACGTGAAGGAGTAGGCATATGAATAAAATAGATGAAAATAAGACTCCACGCGCTGCTCAATCCCGCGAGAAAGCGACTCGTAGGAAACCATGGGCACCCCCGTCATCTCTAGATGCACCACCTGCACCCGATGGGTTTAAGTTCAGATGGATACGCGCTGAAGTGCTTGGTCAAGCGGATAGTAAAAACTTATCTGCAAGATTAAGAGAAGGCTTTGAATTAGTCAGAGCTGATGCTAACAGTGAGTACCCCATTATTCAGGAAGGCAAATATGCTGGTGTAATTGGAGTTGGAGGTTTATTGCTGGCTAAAATTCCAGTAGAAATTGTTGATGAGCGAATGGCTTATTTTGCGGAACAAACAAAAAATAAGGAAGACGCGATTCAAAATGATTTACTAAAGGAAGAACATCCCAGCATGCCTATCTCTAAACCAGAAAGGCAATCTCGCGTAACCTTCGGTGGTAATCGAAAGAACTAATTTTTTAGCTCTTTAGTCCATCGAATAATTAATAAATAAACAAAGGATGAGATAAACGATGGCAAACAAAGACGCACCTTTCGGGTTCAGACCCGTAAGACATCTTAGTGGAGGTCTCATTAGAAGAAACGAATACGTTATTGCCGCGAACTACAACACTGACATCTTTCACGGACAAGCTGTGAAAGCTGTAACTGCAGGTGGTATTGAAGCCGCTGCAGCAGGTGATGTAATTCTAGGTATTTTCAGTGGATGTTTCTTCACAGACCCAACTACAAGTAAGCCAACATTTAGTAACAAATATCCAGCAAGCACAAATGCTTCAGATATTGTTGCTTTTGTTTACGACGATCCTAGAATCGTCTTCGAAGTGCAGCATGATGGCACTGGCACAGCGGCTATGAACTTTGGTGGATTTGACTTAGTAGGAACAAGCGGAAGCTCTGCTACTGGTAGATCTACACAGGAATTAGACACTTCAACAGTGACAACATCTGGACAATTCAAGCAAATTGGTATTTCCAAGGACCCTGACAATAGTGATACAAGTAGCGCAAACGTTAATGTTTACGTGATTCCAAACACTGGCGAACATTCTTGGATGCTAACAACTGCATTAAGCTAATAGGAGTTAATTATGCCGATATCAAGATCACAACTGGTAAAGGAACTAGAACCTGGCTTAAATGCTTTGTTTGGGTTGGAATACGCCAGATACGAGAATCAGCACGAAGCAATTTTTGATACAGAAACTTCTGACAGAGCTTTTGAAGAAGAAGTAATGCTATCAGGTTTCGGTTCAGCGCAAGTAAAACCTGAAGGTACTCCAGTCAACTATGATGACGCAACAGAGTCTTTCACAGCGCGATATACACACGAAACAATAGCACTTGCTTTTGCGATTACTGAAGAAGCAGTAGAGGACAACCTTTACGACAGAATCAGTTCTCGTTACACAAAAGCACTTGCTCGTTCTATGAGTAACGCTAAACAAGTTAAAGCTGCAAACGTGTTAAACAACGCGTTTAATTCAAGCTTTACAGGTGGAGACGGTAAGGAGCTTTGTGCTACTGACCACCCATCAACAGGCGGTAACATCAGAAACGAACTATCAACTGCTGCTGATTTGAACGAAACATCTTTAGAGCAAATGTTAATTGACATTGCTGGTTTAACTGACGACAGAGGATTAAAAATCGCTCTGAACGGAAGAAAACTTATTATTCCAGTCAATCTTCAATTTACTGCTGAAAGATTAATGAAATCCAATTTGAGAACAGCAACTGCTGACAATGACTTAAATGCCATTGCAAGCATGGGAATGTTACCAGAAGGTTATACAGTTAATAACTTCTTAACCGATACTGATGCGTTCTTTATTAAAACTGACTCTCCAAATGGAATGAAGCACTTCCAAAGATCACCTATCACAACTAAGATGGAAGGTGACTTTGAAACTGGAAACGTAAGATACAAAGCAAGAGAGAGATACTCTTTCGGTTTCTCTGACTTCAGAGCTATCTTCGGTACACCAGGAGCTTAATAAAACTTAATTTGTGGGGCTTCGGCCCCACAATAACTAGGTAATAATTAATTACGTCGACTGACCTAGCAGACGATCGTAGAGACGACGTAAGAATACTACGAGGTAAAATATGTCAAATACAACTTTTTCAGGTCCAGTTAGATCTGAAAGCACACTAAAAACTGTAAGCAAAAATGCTTCTACTGGAGCTATTACAGAAATAACAACACTTGGTGATGGACCAGTAAGTCTTTCTGATGGAGATGTAACTCTTACAAACGCAACTCATAGCGGAAGAATTTTACTTGTTCCAGATGGAACTCAAGATAATACATACACATTACCAGCACCAATAGCTGGATCTGTGTTTAGATTTGTATACGCAGGAGGAGCAGCTGATGCTACCGATGCAATCATTCTTACTCCAGGTAACACAAATTTTTATGTTGGTGGAGTAACTTTTCATGACCAAGACGGTAATGAAATAAGTTCTGTATTCTCCGATGGTAACTCAAATAGTAGTTTTCAAATAAATGTACCACAGGCGTTTGATATTACTATTGTCGGTAAAGATACAACTAATTACCAAATTTTTGGTGATGTAACATCAACAACTGTACCAGCATTTGCTGATCAGTAAAAATAATAATTAGTGGGGCTTCGGCCCCACAGTTTCTTGATTAAGGAGGGAAACGATGGCAGACACAGTAACAGGACCTACAATCCTACAAGAGAATGATAGAAGGGTAACTATTAAAATAGTAGTGCAGTCTGATGGATCAGGTGGCACAACTGTTTTTGGAGATGTTTCAGCTTTAGCTGCTAACGCTGAGGGACAATCTGTAACTACATTATCTTTACAAAGATTATGGTGGTCATGTGCTAATGGTGACGGAGGAGATTCTTTTGCACGTTTAGACTATGAAGACTCTGACGGAGATATTCCAATAGTAACTTTGATAGATTCTGGTTATTGGGACTTTAGAGAGTTTGGTGGAATACCAGCAAACACTAGTAGCAACTCTAACCAAAATGACGTTAATTTTGTTGTACCTGGAGCAGCTGATTCTGGAAATACATACACTTGTATTGCAGAGTTTGTTAAAAATTATTAATGATTTCTAGATCTTCAATGCCTCAACAAATATCTAAGGCAGGGCAGAAAAAGAAATTTATTAAAAAAAAGAAAAAGAAAAAGGTAAAACATGGCAACATCAGGAACAAATAGTTTTGATTTAGATGTAGATCAGGTAATAGAAGAAGCTTTCGAAAGATGTGGTTTAAACTCTAGATCAGGATATGATTTAAAAAGTGCGAGACGTTCATTAAACATAATGTTAGCTGAATGGGCTAACAGAGGTATTAATTTATGGACAGTAGAACTAAGAACAAAAACTTTATCAGGCAGCACAACAAGTTATAGTCTAGACTCCGACTTAGTTGACGTTTTAGAGGCTGTAATATTTTTAGAGTCAGACACTGCTACAGATATAGAAGTAGATAGAATAAGTAGGGCAGAGTATCTAAATATATCTAATAAATCTACTACAGGAAGTCCTGTTCAATATTACTTAGAGAGAGGAACTTCTACTCCGACTTTATTTTTATACCCAACTCCAGACGGAGCCCACACTTTTAAATATTATGGTTTAACGAAAATACAAGATGCTGGTGACTATAATGATCAATTAGAGGTCCCTACCAGATTTTTACCTTGTTTAACATCTGGTTTGGCTTACTACGTTTCAATTAAAAAATCTCCAGAGAGAACTCCTTTATTAAAACAATTATATGAAGAAGAATGGAAAAGAGCTTCTGAGGAAGATAGACCTCGTTCTAGTTTCTTTGCAACTCCAGAAAGAAG